TGTAAAGCCTAAGGTCAACTTTAAACTTATTGTTTTGGCACCTATGTTCGATAATCAAGGTAACCTTATAAACATTGAAGACTTTTACTTAAACATTGTCAATAAGCTAGAAGCGTCTAATTTGGCTTATTCACTAGGAACTTTTACCGCGCCAGCTGTTCTACAAGGTACAGCGGGAGACTTACTCTCAGGCGAGGTAACTATCAGCGTTCTATCAGATTGGAGCTAACATGGCTGAGGTAGACAAAGAACGCGAAGCTTTCCTTGCCAAAATCGGTCAGGTAAAGCCCGCTGAAAAAAAAGAAACAAAACAACCCAAGAAAGATGAGGAGTAATCATGGCGATTACGCTAAATAACAAAGTCGGACTTAAGATTGCTTCTGTAGACTTGTCCGACCATGTGACCTCTGTCACACTTAATCAAGCATTCGATGAACTCGAAGTAACTGCGATGGGTGACACAGCTCACAAATTCGTAAAGGGACTAGAGTCCGCAACTATCACCGTGTCGTTCTTGAACGACCAGGCAGCGACTTCCGTTCTTGACACATTGTCAGATGCTTACGGTACTACTGTCGCATGGAAGCTCATCCAAGACAAAGTAGCCGCTGTATCAGCGACCAACAAGCTCTGGACTGGCGACCTTCTTGTAAACAACCTAACACCAATTAACGGTGCTACAGGCGACATGGCCACTATGGACATTACGTTTACAGTAAACTCAGCAGTAACAGTTGCCGACTCAGGCACCTGGTAAAAATTAGATAAGGGGCAATAATGGCAAGTCTTAAGATAACTAGGGCAGATGGCAGCGAGTCTCAGCATGAGATTACGCCAGCTATTGAGTACGCGTTCGAGCAGTATGCGAAGAAAGGCTTTTATAAAGCTTTTCAAGAAGACCAGAAGCAATCGGACATTTATTGGCTTGCGTGGGAATGTTTACGTCGCGCAGACGCGCCAGACGTCAAACCTTTCGGGGACAAATTCCTAGAGACTTTGAAGGCTGTTGAAGTAATAGGTGATGAATACCCAAATGGCTAACGCGTGATGCCTGGACTTATCGGATAGCAGAACTATCGGTAAATCTGGGCATCGCGCCTAGCGAGTTTATTAACATGGATAGAGATTTACTTAAAGCTATCTATGCGGTACTAGCTAAGCAAGCGGAAGATAGGAAAAATGCCAGTCGTAGTAAGCGGGGTCCCAGAGCTTAAAAGAGCTTTGAAGAAATACGCTCCTGACTTACGCAAACAGATGGACAATGAAATTCGTGTTGCGCTCAAAGAAGTGACCGATGCCGCTAAAGCGAAAATACCAGGACAGGCCCCAGGTAATCTTTTTAACTGGAACGACAAAGGCACCGAAATTACTAGCCGCACGTCTAAGGCTAGAGAATTTCCTAAATACGACAGCCAACTAATACGCCGTGGCATCACCTACAAAATGGGTTCCACACGTTTCAACCGTGCAGGTTTCTCAGGTCTTTATTCATTATTTAACAAAGATGCGGCAGGTTCAATTATTGAACTAGCTGGCCGCGTGCATCCACAAGGAAGAATACAGAAAGCTAACCGTCAATACGGTCAAAGCTACAAAAACGTTGGACAAAGCAATAACCCTAATGCTGGTCGTATATTCGTAGGTGCCATGAACGGTATCGGGCCACTTAAGCAATACGATAAGTTCCAGCGTGGCCGTGGTCGCGTTTTGTATGCCGCTTATGCCGATAATCAAGGCAAGGCCTTAGATGCGACAATGAGAGCAATTGACAAAGCTTCTAAATTACTTAATTATCGCGTTAATTATGGAAAGGCTGCGTAATGGCCGCTATTCGTATTGACATAGCCTCAGAATTTAAGGATAAAGGGTTTAAGAATGCCCAGAGGTCTACAGACAAACTAAATAGAAGTTTTGCCAATCTACGCCGCACAGCTACTAGAACCTTCATAGCTATCGCAGGTTTCCGCGCGCTGCGCGCATCGGTTAATGCTTTCGCAGCAGAAGATAAAGCCGCTGTCAAATTAGCTCAATCACTTCGGAATCTAGGCCTAGCTTATAACACTAAGGCTATTGAAGATTATTTAGAGAAAAGTGAGAAAGCTACTGCAATAAGCAAGGACGAGTTATCGCCAGCTATTACGCAACTTATCACGACAACGCTAGATGCCAATAAGTCTATGAAGCTACTAAGCGTAGCGATGGACATTTCAGCATCTACTGGCAAGGATTTAGGCTCAGTCACAACCGCGTTAAGCCGCGCATTCAATGGTAATTACGCTTCATTAGGAAAATTACAAACCGCTTACACAGCTGCCGAACTTGAAGCGATGGGTTTCGAAAAGACCGTTGCAGCATTAAGCAATCAGTTTCAAGGTGCAGCCCAAAAGAACGCCGAAACGTATTCAGGCAAGATTGAGTTGCTTAAAGTGGCGTTCGGTGATGTTTCCGAAGAAATCGGTAAAGGTATCGTTGCTTTTTTAACAAGTTTAGGGTCTGGCAATTATGACAAAGGCTTACAGAAACTTGTCAATTTTGGTAGCGCCATTGGTGATGTATTCCGCCGTGCTGGCGTGACTATCGAATACACAAAAGCTTTACTTTCGACAGGTTTCCGCGTTGACGAAGAAGAAATGCGCAAGTTGGAAGAAATCCGTGCGCGCTTCGACAACCCACAGGCTTCGGCTAATCGCATGGCAAATAACCCTGCCGCCAACAGGGCGTTCCTAGCAGATTTACGCAAGCAACAACAATTGAATAAAAAGATTGAGGCAGACCGTAAAAAAGCTGCTGCGCTTGCTGCTAAGGCTGAGAAGGAGCGCTTGAAGAAAGAAAAAGAAGCGTTACAGCTTAAGCGCGCTGGCTCCATATTTGATATGGAAAACATTCAAATTGTCGCAGCGATGCAAGGCAAGATAGACGGCGAACAGCGGATACGTCTAGTTGCATTGTTAGCATTAAACAACGGCATAGCGGAAGCCGCTGAAAAAGCATCTAAAGCGGTATTAGCTATAAATGCTCCCGCATTGGCAAGCCTGGGAGTAATTATCGAGGCTGGCGACAAAATTGAAGACGTCATCGGAAAACTTATAAATGCACAGGCACGCACCGCATTAGTAGATTTAGGCATTAAAAACATTCCTAAGGCCAAAAATCCTTTTGAGGATTGGGACGCAATTCTTAAAAAGATTATTTTTGACCTAGACGTTATTGCTGCAAAGATTAAAGGAATGCCATCGGTTACCCCTGGCGGCACAGTCTCAGGCGGCGGTGGTGGCGGCGGCGGTGGTGGCGGCGGCGGTGGTGGCGGCGGCGGTGGTGGTGGCGGTGGTGGAACAATCTTTACAGTACCCAATCCGTTTAATCCAAGTTCCCCTGCAATTTCCACTTCAACAATCGCAGACCAGATTGGAACGCTCACAGCTTTACGCGCTACAACTGAATCAGGCACAGCAATAAACTTCTTGCTTAAAGAACATATTGACACGCTATCGAATGCCACGACCCTATCAAGCTTAAATGCACTAGGCGATGAGCAAGCAAGAATGCGTGCTATGGGAATGTTCGATACGCCTGGCATTACCGCAGGTTCACTATTTGACCCTAGCCGTTTTAGGCGAGCAGATGAAGGCGGTACGAACGTTACAGTCATCGTTGAAGGCTCAGTAATATCTCAGCAAGACCTAACCGAAGCCATTACCGACCAGTTGTACCTATACCAAAAGTCAGGTAAAGGCATTCTTTACGATAGCGTGAGTATCTAGTGCCAGCTCCTACGCTTCGGGTATTTGTAGACTTTGATAGCGCAACGGCTTTCGAAACTAACCCTCTAATTCTTGGTAGTGCCACGAAAGGCATTTTAGGAACAAATAGACTTGGTTCGGGCACATTGCCGATTGAAATTACAGACCTGGTAACCCGTGTAGCTATCCGTCGTGGCCGTAACCGTATTACTTCTAAGTTCGAGTTCGGCAGCGCAGACGTGGTGCTTTATGACCAAAATGGCGACTGGAACCCCATGAATACAGCTGGGGCCTATTACCCGAATTTAGTACCGCTACGTCAGATTATTATTTATGCGACTTATGGCGGTTCCGACTATTACCTATTTTCGGGTTATATCACTAATTACGACACAGGATTCAGGCAAGGTAACGAAGACTTAAGCACGGTAACGCTTAAATGCGTAGATGCGTTCAAACTCCTTGCAGGTTCGGCTATTAGCACGGTATCAGGTGCTCCCGCTGGACAGTTGTCAGGTGCCCGCGTTAATGCCCTTCTAGACGGCGTAGATTGGCCTGTAAGCCTTCGAAACATAGATACTGGGGAAAGTACCCTACAAGCGGACCCAGGCACCTCTAGGAACGTTCTAGAGGCATTGCAGACGGTCGAGAATAGCGAGTTCGGCGGTATCTTCGTAGACGGCGAGTCTAAGGTTAACTTCGTTGACCGTAACACGCTTATCTCACGTCCAGCCACATCTCTATACGATTTTAGTGATACAGGCGCAGATATTTCATACACTAACGCAGTCGTAGCTTTTGATGATACAAACCTCATAAATGACGTAACCGTCACCCGCACGGGCGGTACAGCACAAAATGTTTACGACCAGACGTCTATAGACAAATACTTCCTGCATTCAGGCATCCGTGACGGTATTTTAGTCCAGACAGACGCAGAAGCTCTCAATCAGGCTAAAGGTATTTTGGCTACCCGCAAGGACCCAGAGGTACGCATAGACAGCATTCAGCTTAACCTTTACGACGATACCAACCCCAATAAGCCTTTAGCTGGCGTGGACATTGACCTACTCGACGGCATTACGGTTACTAAGACCATGCCAGGCTCGACAAGCGTAACCCAGCCCAGCCTGGTCAACGCCATTCACCATGACATTACTAAATCAAGCTGGAACACAACCCTATTCACTTCTGAGCCCTTGTTAGCTGGCTTCGTGTTAAATAGCACCGTAAGCGGTATACTAGGCGAGGACGTCTTAAGCTACTAAGGAGACACAATGGCAGGTGCAGGTTATAAGTTATTTCAGACGGGTGACGTCTTAACCGCAGCTCAGGTAAACACATATTTAAACGAGCAGACCGTGATGGTCTTTGCAAGTTCCGCTGCACGCACAAGCGCGTTATCGAGCGTATTAGCAGAAGGCATGGTCTCCTACCTTCAAGACACAAACGCAGTAGAAGTTTATGACGGCTCTAACTGGGTTTCTATTGGTTCATCTGGTGACATCACGGGTATTACAACAGGAACCGACTCAGGTTTGACAGGTGGCGTTACTTCAGGAACCGCTGACCTAAAACTTCAATTACAGTTTAACGCACAAACAGGCACAACGTACACACTTGTAGTTGGCGACCTAAACAAGTTAGTTACCTGCTCCAATGGTTCAAGCATTACTGTCACAGTTCCACCGTCTGTGTTCTCAGCTGGTAATCAAATTCATGTTCAACAAATCGGAGCAGGACAAGTTACCTTCGCACAAGGCTCAGGGGTAACAATCACAAGCACGGGTGCTACCGCATCTGCGCCTAAGTTACGCGCTCAGTATTCAGCTTGCACAATTATCTGCACTGCTTCAAATACTTTTACAATTTTAGGTGATATTGCGTAATGCCAATCTTAGGAATTGTAGCGTCACAGAATTATCCACGCGCTGTCGCTCCTACGACTGTCGAATATTTAGTTATCGCAGGTGGCGGTGGTGGTGGCGGTTCTCCACTCAACTATGCTGGCGCAGGTGGCGGTGGTGCGGGTGGTTATAGAACCGCATCTGGATTTAGCGTTAGTGGTGGAACAAATTACACAGTTACCGTTGGAGCTGGCGGTGCTGGCGTTGTTGATGGTGATGGAGTAAAGGGTTCGAATTCAGTTTTTTCAACAATCACTTCTACGGGTGGCGGTCTTGGCGCAAGAGAAGGTTCCACAGGTGGTAATGGTGGTTCGGGTGGCGGCGTATCGCAGAACGAAAACGATTGGGGAACGGGTAATGAAGGCGGTTACTCACCTGTCGAAGGTTACAATGGAAGCAATAACGGTAACAACAATGGCGGCGGTGGCGGTGGCGGTGCAAGTGCCGCAGCTGTAGCTAAAGGCGTTAGTGGCGAGGGAAGTAATGGTGGCGCAGGACGCGCTTCTTCAATTACAGGCACATCTGTCACAAGAGGTGGCGGTGGTGGTGGCGGTGGCGATTTAGCTGGTTTTGGTAGTGGTGGAGCTGGCGGCGGTGGAAACGGTAATACGAGAAATGGAAATGGAAACAACGGTACAGCTAATACAGGCGGTGGCGGTGGCGGCGCAGGTAACACTAATCAAGGCGGCAAGTCGGGCGGTAATGGTGGTTCTGGAATAGTTGTTATTGCTTATGACTCAAGCAAAAAGGATTTAACAGTAGGTGCAGGATTGACTTACACTTCAACAACAAGCGGTGGCAATAAGATTTACACATTTACAGCTGGAACAGGCACGGTGAGCTGGTAATGGCACACTACGCCTTTTTAGACTCAAACAATGTTGTTACTGAAGTTATTGTTGGCATAGATGAAACCGAACTTATTGAAGGATTAACTCCCGAAACTTGGTATGGCAATTTCAAAGGGCAAAAATGCGTAAGAACTTCCTACAACGGGAATATTCGCAAAAATTATGCAGGTGTCGGTTTTACTTACGATGCAGCTAAAGATGCTTTTATTCCGCCGAAACCACATGACGCAATTGGTTTTGATGAAGAAAAATGTGTGTGGATTGTTCCAGCAAAGGAATTAGATGCCGAAACTGTGTAAAGCGGGGCAACAGCTTAGAGAACAGGTAGATGATGCGTGGCCCAGTAGAGATAGAGCTAGCGATGGTGCCGCAGCGTCACCTGGACATAAGGCGCATAGTCCTAAATCTGACCATAATCCTGATGAAAAAGGGATTGTACGTGCCCTGGACATTGACGCTGACCTTAAATCCGATAAATCCGCGGCGTTCGACTTTGCTAATCAGTTACGACTACTTGCCAGAACTGATAAGCGAATTTCTTACATTATCTTCAATGAGCGAATTGCATCCTGGGTCGGCAATTACCGATGGAGAAAATACAAAGGAATAAATCCACACAAGAAACACATCCACATTAGCTTTACAAAACTGGGCGATAACGATGGCAGCATGTTTTATCTGCCCATATTGACAGGAGACGAAGATGGAAGAACTAAAAGCGATAGCGGCAAGTTGGGCGCGAAGCTTTCTAGCAGCGGGAATAGCGACCTACCTAGCAGTCGGGTGGGATGCCAATGCAATTGTGAATGCCGCTCTGGCCGCGAGTCTGCCCGTTATCCTTCGTTATCTTAATCCTAACGATAGCGCATTCGGCAGACGATGAACCCGACAGATTGGGCCGCATTTGTCCTTGCGTGCCTATCTATAGCAGCCATTCTTATCGGTGGTCTGCGTTACATTATTCGCCATGAAGTACCTCTAATAATTGACCGCAGTCACATCGTGTCGCGCATCGAAAAACTAGAGGAGATGGTTCTAGAATTGCTTACTAACGATAGGAGCGCGCGTGGCACCAAGAAAAACAAAAGCACAAAAAGCCGCGTTACTGCGCGCTAAGGAGCTCTCAGCTAAACGCCACAAGAAAGAACCTTTGAAGCCTATTGACGTGTGGGCTGTAGCTGTTGTTGAAGCGTATGAAGCTTTAGTACGCGCTGGGTGGGATAAAGACCACGCTCGCTGGTATGTGGAAGACACAATGAGAATACCCGACTGGATTATTCCTAATCCCGACTTTACTCCCTATGAAGACGAGGAAGAAGACGATTAAGCGAATCGTAGTAATTAGCGATTTACAAATACCGTTTCATAATGTCAAACACACAAGAGCAGTTGCAAA